GACCACCAGATTCTACACCTCTCTATTCGTCGGCAGCGTCAGATGTTTATAAGTGACAGGATATGGAGAATGTTGTATTAGAGTGTAAAAAACTAGTATATCCTAAGTATACTGGTAGCTTAGTTACACCACCTTATTGTTACGTTAGGTTTGGTGCTATGATTAATATCACGGCTATTGTAAACTCAGTGAGTATTGAGTGGGGTGGTGCGGCTGGTACTATCTTAGGTGATACACTTGATAGTGAGTCATTAGGTGGTAACAGTTCCCCTACATATTCTGATGTTCAAATAAGTTTTAGTTTTACAGAGATTAGGGCAAGGTCATTAATGCAAGCTGATAATGTATTTGATGAGGGGCCTGTTAGGTAGGTGTGTTAATGAATAAGCCGTCATTGATTAAAACTGAGATAACACAATCTTTTACAAGTAGACAAGATAAGATATCTAGATATTCTAATTTAAAGAGGTTAGTAAATCTAGATGGAAATACATACATTGAGACTCCTAATAAGATAGAGATTAAGGAGAGTAATAGGGACATATATTATTCAGTAGAAAAGGGTTATGAGAATAGGTTAGATTTGATATCTAATAAATTCTATGGTACACCTTTAATGTATTGGGCAATCGCAGTTATGAATCGGATTGATAACCCATTAGACATACCAGCTGGTGTGGTTCTTAGAATACCAGCTATTGAATCAATATATGATACAGGTGCTATTCAGATATGAGTGAGTTTAAAGAGAGTCAAATAACAAGGGATTTGAGTGGTCATCAACCTCTTTATGCTTTCATTGATTTAACTATAGATGGTCATAATATATCATACTTTGGTAATAAAGATTACAATGAGTCTGTAATGAGTTTAAATGTAGAACGTAAAGGCAAGTCTAATCAAGACTTGTCCGGTTCTACTTTTGATATTGAGTTGTATGATGATACAGCTTTACGTATCGAGGAGTTGTTAGCTAATGCTATTCCTGTAGGTAAGAATTGGAAAACAGCTAAACAACTAAAAGATACAGGCAATGATGTTACTAAAGGTAATATAGAATGGAAACAGTCTGAGGAAAAAAAGAAAGACGAAGAGGCTGAAAAGTCAAATACCTATACAAAAGAGGATGAGAAAAAAGATAAAGACCATAAAGAGGGTACTAAAAAGAATGTTAAGGCTAAACAAGAGGGTAATGTTAGATGTAGGTATGGTTGGTGTAATAGAAAAGGTCAAGTAATTGAAGATATTTCTTTAATTGGTAAGGCTTTAAAGTATACATTAAATTTTGAGGGGCCAGCATTAACATTAACATTAAACTGTGTGGCTGAGTCTGATGTTACTTCTACGCAAAAGTTAAACATGACATTTGATGTTGCTACTTATGGTGGTAAACCATCAGAAATTGTACGAGCAATGTGTCAGAAAGCTGGCATTGAGATTGGACGTATTGTAGAAACAAAACCTATTTTGGGTGAGGATGGTAAGCCTAAAGAGTTCAAGACTGAGACTAAGAACATGAGGGAATTTATTTCTGATGAGTTATTAGAGAAGTCTGAGCCTTTAGATTCTGATAAGCCTGGGTATAGGTATTTTACACAAGTTGTTGATGGTGTAGAAAAAGCATACTTTGTTCCTAATGAGATGTATGGTGATATGACTGTTGTTACATACAAGAAAATGGAAGAAAATACAACTTCAACGTCTACAACTACGGCTAATACACAGGGGAATACGAGTGGTGATGCATATTTAAAAGTCATGGGTGTATCTACTCCCGTTTTAGGTAATAACAACTCTAGTAGCATTAGTGTTACAGGTAGTGGTAAGGTTATCTTTGTTGGTGATGTTAGAGTTAAAGATTTAAGTGAGTCTGTTCCTAACAATAAAGATATAGCATATGTGTATGATATCAATGCTAATTATAGGTGGTTAAAAGATAACATAGATAAGATTAAATCATTATCTACTTTGGGTAGTAGGGTTTATATGATGTTAGGTCTTAATGATTTAGATAATATCATTAATTATGTTGAGTATTACAATCAATTAGCAAAAGAGTTTGAAAGCATTGGTGTTCAATTTTTTGTGGTATCTGTACTACCTGTGTTCATGGCTAAATCTAATATTAAGAATAGTAAGATTTTTGCGTTTAATCGTGCTATAAAGCAGAATAAATGTAGAGAGTTGCATTACGTTGATATCTATAACTCAATACTATTATCTTTGAAAAGTAATAATACTAAGTCTGATGGTATTTCTTATAACAAACGATTAATGCAAGATGTGTATAGTCGGATTGTATATTATAAAGATATACAAGTAGAGACAGTTACTAATAGAGATATTGCTAATAAGGGTAAGATTATTAATGGTGTAGAATTTACTACACATAGTGTTCCTGATATGTTAAGTCGCTCTGCTTATCAAGGTAATGTTTCAGATGATGAAATGTTTGGTGATGATGCTTTCTTAGAAGATACAATCACAAAATACTTAGCTGTTGCTATTGCTGAGGCTGATAATAGTGATATTGCTGAGTTAATTTCTGAATTAAAACATTATGAGTCTTATCTCATTTCTGATAGAGATAACACATTACATCGTGATGTTTTGGGGTTAGATTTAAATAAAACTGTTTCTACTGCATTAGCTTTAAAAGAAAAGCCAGACATTAATAATATTACTAAGGCTTTTCTTAAAGTTATTGGAAAAGATAAGATGTCAGATGACGTTACTAAGTATGTAGATTTAGTGAATAATTTCACTGGTAGCGTTAAGGGTGATAAAAAGTCAATAGATACATATGTAGGTGCTGTTGAAAAATTATTCGGTGGCAATAAAGATGTAGCTAAAATATCATCTACTGTTACAGATGCTATTAAACTAATATCAGAAAATAGAGATAAGGTACTAAATAATAAAACCACTAATAAAGTTGAGTTATATGGTGGTATAGCTGATAGTATCGTTGGTAAGTTATTACCTAATCAGAGTGCGAATGTTCAAAAAATTAAAGATAAGATAACGTCTGTAATGTCTTTAGATAAAGATAAGATTAAGAGTGGTGATTACACAGAGATAGAATCATTGTTATCTAAAGAGTTAGGTATCGATAATACTAAGTTAGATAAGTATGTTTCTACTGCTAAGGCTTTAGTTGAGATTTATAAGAATAAAGAGTACTTTGATATTAAAGATACTAAATTTATGGCTAAAGACTTATTAGCAAGTGTTGTTGGTAAGGAAAAAGTAGAAAAGGTACAGAAGTATGTAGATACAGCACAGAGTATTTATAGTGCTTTGAGTGGAAATAAAGACGTAACTAGTATAAGTGGTGCTATTCGTAACTTGTCTGATGTGTTAGGTAAGAAGTCTAAAATATCTAAATATATTGACAGTGCTAGTTCTATGTTAGATATTGTTAATAAAGGACAAATAGGCACTAAGATTTTTGATACTAATAGTGGTATTGGCGGTATCATTCAGGAACGATTACCTCAACTAACTAAAGAGGGTTCTTTGGGTGGTATTATTGCATCAACTACAGGTATATCTAATACTTCTACTAGTGAGGTTCTTAAAGCTAATTTACCTAAAGATGTGGCTAGTGGTGTTACAGGGTTAAATGGTGCTTTAAATAATGCTACAAATGGTGCTAAGGTAGATATTGGTAAAGATGGTATCACTGATGAAGAGATGAAAAAAGGTGTACGCTCTATTACTTTTGGTGGTAAAAAGCAAAAGATGGAGATTTGTGGTGAGTTTGAGATTTATACAGGTAGGAGAGATAGTCAGGTTATTAGTTTCTCTCCTGAGTTTGAGTCTGATAAGATTGCTACAGATAAAGTACCTACAAATGCTTTGAGCATTGATTCAGTTAGGAATGAGATGCTAGAATGTACTATTGAGGGTATTGGTGGTAGTTTAGCCAGCGATGCTTATAAAGATAGGGCAGATAGTTCTACTGGTGTTGGTGTTGTTCTAGGCATGAGTGGTTCTTCATTTAAGAATTTAGAGTCATCTGCCGCTAGTATGTGGTCTAGGTATTTTAGTTCAGTATATGGTGCTAGTCTAGAAATAATGGGTAACACTAAAGTTAAGTTTAATGGTCATATAAAAATTGCTGTGTATACTAAATTTGGTTTTTTACATCATACAAGTGGTATCTATCATATTCAAGGTATTACAGATACGATTTCAGATGGTATGTTTACAACTACATTAGATTTACAGAAAAATAGTGACCAAGCTAAGAAGAAATTGAAAGGTGAAGGTGCTAAGAAATTGGACGAAAATAAAATTAGTGATACAGATGGTAAGTATTGGGTTAAACAAGGGCCAGATGTTACATTAGAGGGGTGTATAGCTAGTGTGCCAAATGCTTTAGATGATTTGGGCAAGTGGTTCTTTGATAGGACTGGTAAGAAGCTAGTATGTACAGCTGGTACTAATGGTAAGCATGCTAGTGGTGAGCATAGTCATGCTACTGGGTGGAAAATTGATGTTAACGATTGGGGTGGCCCAGAAGGTTTGACAGGTGGTTGGATTGTTACTCCTGACGAAAGTTCTTGGGGTTCTTTGTGTGTTGAATTTATTGAATATGGTAGGTCTTTGGGGTTAGGAATGAACTATGAGTATAACCATATTGATATCTGCATGGACGGAAAAGAGTGGAATGAGGATAATCCTGGTGGTGCTAAAGATAATGGTGGTTATAGGGGTTAGAACTTATGGCTATAAACAGTAGTGATTTTTATGGCAGTCTACAAGCACCTACAGAGTTAGGTGGCATATTCCGTGCTAGGGTAGAAAATAATGTAGACCCTTTGGGTATTGGTAGAGTACAAGTACGTGTACCTATGATTCATAGAACAGTTGCTAGTGGTGGTACTGCTACAGAATCACTTCCATGGGCATCTTACTGCTCCTCTATTGGTGGTGGTTACAACTATGGTTCATTTATTGTACCTGAGATAGGTGAGTATGTGTGGGTTATGTTTGAAGACATGGACTCAAATAAACCTGTATATTTGGGTTCTGTATTTGGTACTGATTCTACGTTAGAAAAGAGATATGGTAGTGATAAGACTACTGGTGTTTGGAGTGGTGTAGTCGGTGCTAATGAAGTTCCTTTGGAATCTCAACGTGAATCACCTACACATAAGATGATTTATAAATCCCGACACGGCTCTATGTTATATTTTGATACAGATGAAAAGACAAACTCAGTAGGTATCGAAGATGCTAATGACCAGAAGTTTAAGATTTCTTCTTCTGAGGGTAAAGAATTTATTCTCATGGAGGGTGAAAATAATGTATTAGTTAAGATACATAATGGTAAGATTGATATAGGCTATGAGGGTGGTAGAGGTATTCAAGTTATACCTGATAGTGGTGATATTGTTTTAAAAGCAAGTGGAGCCACTATTACATTATCGGATTCTATCACTATGAAAGCTGATAGCGTTAATGTTAAATCTAGTTCATTTAAAGTTAATTCTAATAGTATTCGGATGCAAGCAGGTAGTATCAGGATTATAGAGTAGGTATTTACATACATATATTTTTATGTTATAATTTGTTTGTAGTTAAGTTTTTCTTTTCATTTTTCTTAACTATGGGGAGTTCTCCGAAAGGACTCCTCGCTCCTTTCGATTATATAACATAATACAATCCTTAAAATAGCGTACACGTTTTTATATATGTGTACGCTATTTTTTGTGTTAATTTCACTATGTAAATTAATTATATATTAATGGGAGAGGTATAGGTGATAATATGGCTTTTTATTATAACGATGAATTTAAAGATACAATAGCTGGTAGTGGATTATCCCTATCAAAAACATTTAAACAGAATTTACGAGATGGTAAAGGTATAACGAATGTAATTAGTGGTGAAGATAAGATTAATGAAAGTATCTATACTATACTATCTACAAGGGTTGGAGAGAGGTTCTTTCTTCCTGAATTTGGTAGTCGATTACATTTAGTTGTATTTGAGCAAAATAGATTTGTAGCACATGATTTAGTTTCAATTTACGTAAAGGAAGCTTTAGGGAATTGGGAGAAAAGGATTGTTGTAGAAGATGTAAGTATTGGGAATAATTGGGAGGATTCAAATATTGTTCCTGTGCATATAACATATCGATTAGCTAATAGTAATATCATAGGTTCATATGTTTATCCATTCAATCGGACGATTGATGGTGTTGATATGTATGAATTTGGTGGTGCTGTTAGTACTACATCATACTAGAAAGGGGGTTAGTTTTTGGCTAATAGTAATAACACATTGTCTTATACAAATAGGGATATTGTTAGTATTCGTAAAGAATTGATTAACGCTATACCTAAGTTGACAGATAAGTGGACAGATTTTAATGAATCTGATTTAGGTATTACACTTATTGAGTTAATGGCTGGTGTACAAGATATGCAAAACTTTTATCTTGATGCACAGGCTTTTGAGACATATTTAGATACAGCTGTTCAAGATAAAAATGTACGAGCGTTACTACGTTCTATGAATTATAGAATACCATTAGCAAAATCATCTGAGTGTAAGGTAAGGATTGTATTTGTTAATAATGATGATAGGGAGATTACTATACCTAAATATACTTCTTTTACGAGTAGTATTAATTCTAGTATTGTAAACTTTGTAGCTAAAGATACAATTACACGTAGTGGTCAGTTTGATTACATTGATATTCCAGTTATGGAAGGTGTGGCAAGGTCTATCACGTGGTCTAAGGATGATTTCACTAGTAATAAGAATGTTGATGGTGATATTTCAAGACGTATTTATTTGGGGTATAAGAATGTTTCAGATGGCTCAGTTGAAATAGTACAACATGGTAATGTGTGGAAAGAGTGTGTTGACGCACTACTAAAATATGAGGGTGGTAGATGGTATTCTGTTCATGTTGATAGTGATGGGCAGGTATATGTATTAATGTCTGTAAACTTCCTACAGTTGATTGAAGATGGTGAGAGTTTAGATATTAATTTTGTAACAACAAATGGTATTAATGGTATTATTGACATGGATGTGATAGATACTATTAATATGAATATACAAGATGTACAAAGGATATATAACACAACAAAATCATATGACTGTCTCTTATACAAATATCCGAGCCCACGAGACGTAGAGGAATCTCGTATGCCGTCTTCTGCTTGAAAAAAAAAAACACAAAAAAAAAAAA